ATTTGGAATAGCAGATCCTGTCGTTATCGACAAGAAGGCCGTGACCCGGAAAAGGGCCACGGCGAAGCTTACTGGGCCCGAGACGGATGGGTTCACTAAGTACGATCATGAAGTCAAGTTCGAGCACATCGACTCCAAGATTAACGTACTGCGCACTAAAGAGGCTGATCGTACCCACGACGGCATTTTGTGCGGTGCAATCTTGGATGGTGTCCCACTCGTTGCTGTCGCTAATGATGCCGCTGCCACTGAGCAAGCGATGAAGAAGAGGTGTGACCACCCTCCCGGCGAAGTCGACGAAGCAATGTTTGTCAAGGGCCATAAGCTCTTGATGGCTAAAATACATGCTTTGCCGCCTTTGGTTATGGGGGAGGATGAGAAACGCGACTACTTCAGTACGCTCGCTCCGGAGAAAATCAAGCGGCTCGTTGAAGCATCAAAGAGCGATGAGTGGAGATATGATGGTGAAAAGAAACATGTCTTCGCGAAAAATGAGGTTCTGATCAAAGATCACCAAGCACCACCCCGTGTGATCTATCAAGGCACCGACATGTACAACCTGGTCACAGGAGCGGCTGTACATGAGTTGGCTAAGCGAGTTGCAAGTGAGTTGTCACTTGCAAACCCCTTGAACACGGGGAACAAAATCATCTTTGCACCTGGCATTGCTTCTGACCAGTTGTGGGAGATGATTGGGGAAACGCCCGGTGAGATGGTCGAGAGCGATATGAAGAATAACGACGGGAGTCAGAGTGTAAAATTTCGCAAACATGAGGCGATGTTTTACAAAAAGTTGGGAGCCCCAGATTGGCTAGTCAGGGAATTCGCGAAAAACACCGAGGTGAAGGTGTGGACGCGATTTGGTATTGCAGCCACGGTAAAAGGACAACGGTGGAGCGGAGAGAGCTTCACCACTACCGGCAATACCTATGTCAACGCGTGTATTACGTTGGCAGCCTTGGAGGAGTCAGGCGTTAAGAGTTCACTTAACGTACACGGGGGAGACGACTATCTCGGTGTAGTTCACGAGTCGCCATCAAAGGTCGAGGAATTCCGCAAGAAGATTGCGGTAGTTTCAGACAAGGTAGGCATGACCGCGGAGGTGCAAAAATCCGCGTCACGTGAACATGCAACGTTTTACCGAAAACGTGGCTGCCGAAATGGCACAGGAAAAGTCGTCCCAGTCCCGATGTTTGGACGTGTACTGTCTAAACTCGCTGTCAGAGCTAATATGAACCAAGAGGTTCCTGACAACGATTACATGTCTGGAAAGTTACTTTCCCAGGCATATGAGCACAGACATGTTCCTGTGATTCGCGACATGTTGTTGCATACCGCTTCCCTCATAAGCGAGACGCCCCATTTTTCACGAGATGATCGTCGGAAAATGAACTTGTCCCCTGAGGAGGTACGTGACCATGCGAAGACATCAATTTTGTTGTCTCGCGACAGCTTTTCTTTGTTCCTTCGGAATGTGTATGAGGTTGACTTGGACGGTTTGGTACATACGTACCGTTCTATGTGTGATTCCATCGTCGATTACTGCGATGGATGGAAACAACAAAAAGTCAAACGACGCACGAAGAAGGCGGGCTATGTCAGCCCGGTTCTACAAGGATACGTCGTAGAGCGTCTGGTTGCTACTGACCTCGGTTAGTAGATGTCGCGTTTTAATCTATTCGATGTTTAGTCCCAGGATGTTTTTTGCCCCTCCG